ATATCCCGTAAAGAACCTAGGTCCTTCAGGAACTGTTTGTCCTCCCAGTGATTAATAGAAACAGACCCGTGGTGGCCTAATAACTTCAACTCCCCGTCTGAACCCCAAATCCCCTCTTGACGGGCTTGTACTCAGCCTTTACTATTACGCTATCAATCTCTTTTATCTTTTTCATCGGTTTCCTCCTGAGCCACTAATGACCCCTCGTTGTTGTCTATCTACGACCTTCTTAATATTATACTCAGCCACTTCACTTAAAGTTATTCCCATATCCTCAAGTAGGTTAACTAGGTTCCATAGTACGTCCCCCGCCTCAGCCACCACATCAGACCTCATAGGGTCTCCCATGTCACCCCGCAGCCAAGGCTTAACGAACAGGTCCGCTAGTTCAGACGCCTCCACCATCAGGCTAACGATGGGGTACATGGGGTCAGCGTAACTCGCTGTCTTAATAGCCTCCTTCTGGTACTCGTCAAAGTCCATCCTTCTTACTCCTCTCTTAAAATAGTTATGTTAGGTATTAGGGTAGCTCACAACTACCCCCTGCACACGCCAGCTCTTGTGCTCCAAGAGTCATGTCCTGCCCTTGTTCGAACTTAGCCATAGCCTCCCAATCAAACGTGGGTAGAGCTGCGCTTAGTTCCTTGTACTGCTCTACTGTTATTTCCTGGTATGGAGCCTGTGCGTACACATGGTCACTATACGGAAGTAGGGAAATCCCTGACATCATGTCGAAGTTTTCCCACATCCAAGAACAGATGTCTAGGAACTCATCGTCTTTGTAATACACCGTAACGCTCGGCTTATGCTCACACCAATGGTCTTGGTAATCCTTCCAAAGCTTAAGCTGAGCCATTGCCCCAACTTCAGAAGTACAGACGGCACCCTTGGGGGCCAGTACTGGAAAGCTAAACACAAGAGTTGTAGGCGAGGTAACGTCCACCTCATAAGGAAAGCCAGCTTCGACCATATACAAAGACATGGGGTCCTTACTGTCCGACCTAACTGTACGAATATAGGCAGGTGCAAAACGTGGGTGAATACCACTAGCACTATTGACCAACTGACTAACAGTACCACTAGGCTTAACACAAGTAATGGCAGCACTAGCGTTGACGCCAAGTTTTTTAGCCCACTTTTTATTCGTTTCAATAGCTACTCCCTGCATTTCCTGTAGCCAGTGCTCCAGCACACACGGCTCGTTGTGAGACATGCCTGAGAGAATAGGGTGGTCCATAATCCCTGTCAGAGATAGCCCTAAGAGAGCCTCCTCTTCGGTGTTGGTCTTCCATATGTTGCGTAGGTATCTGAAGTCTGTCAGAGTGGACTGTAGTGTGCCCAGTATAGCGGCTTTACGTGTCTTCTCTTTAAGAGTTTCTAGTGTATCCTCCTCCCGCACAACAATCTCAGTCAAATTGCAGAACTGGTTTGGGCGTAAGATAATCTCTGAGCAAGGGTTAGTCCCAAACAGGTACGTGGCGTCCCTTCTGCCGTTCCTTGCTGCAATCTGCTGGGCTGCCTTACGACTGAACACACCACGCTCACCTGATTTGCTCTCGTACAACGCTTGCATCTCATTCAGGAAGAAGTCAAAAGAAGGGCGCTCAGTATAGCAAGCACTATTGTTAGCTAAGGCCCTTTGACCGTTATGTTCCCACCACTGCCCTGACTTAGCAGTACGCAAACGGCCATCAGAGGGGTTGCTTAGAGAAATAAGAGCACTCCTGCGAACACCGCCAACTACAATAACCTCAGCAATCTTACATACAAGGTCATGAACTTCCAGAGACGTGAGCTTAGACTCCTTAGCGTTCGTGAACGTACTGATGGTGAAGTTGAATAGGTCAATGAGCGGAGCTGGCCCTGAAGCCCGTCCTCCGAAAGTCTTTAGAGGTACACCTGCCCCCCTGACCTTACTAACGTCCCACTTAGGAATCTCTCCCGCGTAAAGGAGGGAGATAAGCTGCCTAAGGCTTTTGGCCCAACCTATCTTAGAGTCAGGTACGGCGATTGTAGTTTCACTTGAGTGGTACTCCTCGGCTAGTTCAGGGAGTTGAGAAATGTACTGCCTTTCCACGCTAAAGCCCACTCCGGTTCCACAAAGCAGAATATACATAAGCTCGTCAAAAGAACGAGGGTGGTCCATTGGCAAATACGAACAGTTGAATCCTGCGACATTATCTCTCTCCAGTGCTGGTCCAGCGGTCATAAGGCACCGCATGGAGGGCATGACTTCAAGTGACTCAATGGCGTCTGATAGTTCACGTATATCTCCGCCCTTAATGTCCCCTCTCTTCGCCCAGAAGTCCGTATACCTATGTACGGTTTCAGGCCAAGTTTCGCGTCTACCTTCCTCAGGGAGCCACCTAGCATAACGCGAGGCAGCTATGAACTTTTGGTACTGGTCCATCTCAGCCATTAAACAGTCCCTCGAACTCGAGCCCACAGTTCCTTAACCCAGGAGAAGTACCCTAAGGCAACTGAAAAATTAGTTATCTCTTCGTCTGAGTTTTCTAACCAGTCCATAATCAAGGTCAGGGGGACTGTAATGAACATCACGGGGAAGAAGCAAAGAACCAGTACGAGTCTGAGTATGTCGCTAAATTTGTTTAATATCTCTAATGCAGTCATTATGTTGTTTCCTTTTGTATAGGGTTTATGTCAAGTTCGTCTCTAAGGTAGCGCATAACATTACACAGCTTACCTAAGCTATTCTTTTTCTTATCTTCTATCATCTTCAGTAAAGGCTTTATATGTTCCTCTTCTACTACAATACTTATGTCAGTGTAGTCTGAGCTTGTCCCGAAGACACGCCTTAGGTAAATCATGCCTCCGTCTACAGACACTCGGTGCTTAGAGAGACTACAACTACAGTTAACAAAGTCGTGCCGTGAGGCGCTCCATGGCTCCTCTCCACAGTGATTACATCTCACCTGATTACTTAGAATCATCGGAAACCTCCTCTAGTTACGCTTATTCATGCGCGTCTGCCTCGAGGTGGCTGTACTTTAACCACCTTATGAGTAGCTGTTTCACCCAGCTCAGTCTTTAGGCGTTCTGCCTCTAACCAGTTGTTGGTCATCGCTTCCCACCTGTTAGTCTTAGGACTATCTTGGGTTCCGATAAGGAAAATCTTGGTGTTACTTGGGGCCATACGTAAGTTCCTTCAGTAGTTGGCAATAGTGTATTACCTTATCAATGTCAGCCTCTCCACCTTTGGAAGCGTGTCGGCAAATGTACTTAATTATATTACCTTCACAAAAACTTAGCTTGTTCTTCATAATAAACTCAATGGGCTGTATCTCCATGCTATTATAATGCCCACCACCCACTTGTGTGTCCAAAGCTGACTTAATTCTTGAGCTTTGTGCCACCTTGTCCCACTCCTCTTTGGAGGCTTTGTTGAGTTCACCTGACTGTATAGCGGTTCGTGTTAACCCTCCCTGCTTCATGAAGGCTTGGCTTGTGTACTCGCTATCATTGCCCATTTAGATATTCCTCTATGTCGTCTACATTAGAATCTATTCTATCATCAAACCGTTCAACAATGTCCTCTACTGTTATATTTAATACCTCTAATATTTCCAGCATGTCCATCTTAGCCAACACACGCTCACTTAACTCTGCATTATCATTCATTGAGTGGACTCCTTAATATACGCCACAACCTCTTCAGCACTACCAAACCAGAGTATGTCGTTCTTATCACACCAGCCACTCATGGTCAGCTTAGCGCCTTTCTGTACTCTCTTGTTAGGCGTCTGTAGCAAGAAGGCGAACTCAGTAATTCCGCCTGTCTTGTCCTGTATGGCCTTTGCGATGGTTCTGTACTTAAGCCTATCTCCTGGCCTGAACCAGCCCTTGGCTTCAACCCAGAGAGAGTAGAACGAATCATCTTCGAACAAGAAGTCTGGTGTGTACTTATGTTCAACCTTGTAGGTTATGTTCCCTGTTTCGTAGGTGAAACCCGCTGGCTCCAATATTTCCCCACACCGCTCCTCGAAGCCACTTCTCTTTTGCCTAGAACTCATCAGGAATCTCCATAACTTTTGGGGCCTTTACTACTTCGGTTAAGTAGCGAGGTCCGGTTGAGTACCAAAAAGTACGCAGCTCTGGATAACATTCGTGCTTGTACGCGCAATAACTGCAACCCATAGGCAGCTTCATGTTTCCACTTTTTCCATCTGGCACTGGGGAATAGCACACTGCGGGCAAGTCCCCTAATACGAGCTTTTTTATATCATCGACACGCTCGGCTATGTCATAGGAAATAGAGTCCGCATAGTTAGCTGTTTTATTATCTTCATCGTACTGTAGCCACGCTAACGTCCCGTTCTGCTTGTCCATAGCAAGCCAGCCATATGTCGTGTCTCCCTCAGAGTAAGCATAGGCTTTAAGTTGAGCTATGTAACCAAAGGGGTCATCCTCATGTAGGGTGTTCTTTGCAAACTTCTTGAACCCAAAGGATGAGCAGGACTTAACGTCCATGAGAACACCATCAATACGTCCGTCCATATGCCCCTTGACACCACCTACGTAGCACTCCTTCTGCTCGTCTGAAACCGAATGACCACTTAGGCGGACTAGTGATAAAAGCATTTCTTCGACGATGTGACCGTAGAGAAACTTGATGTACGTAGCCCCCCTGATTTCTTCTCCCGCAACACCGTGGTAACTGTTAAATAGCTGTCGGTCTGGTTTTCCGATTGCAGATAAACGGAGCCTACCACGACCATCATAGGGCTCGAAGGCTTTTCGTAATATGTCTGCCATTCCTTTCCCAAAAGCTTCACATTCTTCGTCAAGGTCTACTCCTTCCGCAATATCGTTAGACTCCATGAGCCTGTAGATGTCACGAACCAGTGTATCTACGTTAGGCTTCATGCGTGGGCCGTCCGGCCTAGTGTGTCCTGTGTTCTGTTCATAAGTAATTCCTTTAGTGTGTTTCGCGCCATGATGGGCCAAACTTAAATTTACCCGCTAGAGGTATGCGGAGGTTGAAATCTGTCCCTGCCTTAACCATTGCGTACTCAGCTAGTTTACCAAACTTCTGTACCTGTGTGTCCTTGACTTCTGCCTGAAGCTCATCGTGTATATTCCCCACTACCTTGAAGTCCATCTTCTGTGCTGTGGCAAACCTATGTAGGTTACACAGGGCTTGCTTCATAACTACTGCACCCGCACCCTGTAACAGGGAGTTTAGCGCCGCATGAGGGCTTCTGACAGCAATTCTTCTACCGTCAAGCCCGAGTAACCATCCTCGTTTAGCAGAAACAGCCACGCGGTCTCTGAGGGTCCTGAGAGCAGGTGTGTTGGCAAGGAACTGTGCCTTAAGTCTTTTTCCATCAGCGGCTGTTCCTCCAATGATTTGACCAATTTTTGCATCTCCTGCTCCATAGAGGTAAGCGTAGATAAATGTCTTCGCCTCGTCCCTTGTAAGGAGTCCAGCAGCTTGTTGATTCTTTGTATGTACGTCTCCATTGACCACCTCAAAAGTGTACGCTTCGTCGTTCATATAATGAGCCAGCATTCGTAGCTCAAGACCACTTGCGTCCATCCCTACGATACTGTACCCGTCCTCTGCAATCCAGCAAGCCCGCATTTCTGGGCCATAAATCTTGGTGCCTGATGTGGTCTGAGCTACGTTGGGGCGCATGTGAGTCATTCGACCCGTGACTGCCCCGTTGGAGTTAACCTCACCATGAACCCTTCCGTCAGGTCCCACAAAGTCAAGCCAGGATTGGGCCATGGCAATTCTTCGTGTAACCGTCAAGTAGTCTGCTATCAGGAGTGCTTCAGGTATACCCTTCACGTCTTTAAGGACTTCCTCAGAAACTATGACATTTCCGCCACCGCCCTTAGGTGTTTGAGGGGTAAACTTAGTGGGAACCCATCCCCACCGCTGAAGGTACTCTCCAATCTGGGTTCTTGACCCTAGGTTAAAATCGACAATATCAATACGGGTAAGAGCACCGCCGACCACTTCAAGGCAGTTTTCTCCAAGGAACTTAATTCCGACCACCGACATTGTACCGTCCTTTTTGTATTTCGGTACCACGTCCGAATGGAATACCGCCCTAGGTCTAAAATTTCTGTGTACTTCCTCTTCAAGTTCAAGTTTCTTCTCCTTTAGTTCAGCTAACAATAAGAAAACTGCACGTTCGTCCAGCTTCCATCCGTTTCGTACCTGTTCCGCTATAATAAAAGCAACTTCATGTTCAAGGTCTATGGACCTCTGGTCAAAGCCTGCCAGTTCTATGTCAAGAGCAGCCTTAAGTGCCTCAGTTACAGCTACATCCCGTAGACAGTATTCTCCCATTTCGGGGGTGTATCTTGACCAGTCACTATGGTCTCCCTTTGGATAGCCAAGCCTATCACCCCAAGATTCAAGAGAATGCCCGCCAGCACGAGAAGGAGTGGCCAAGCGGCTGAGGACCAAAGTGTCCAGTCCTTTAGGATAGCCAATAGCAGTACCGTAAAGACGATTAAGGACAGGGTAATCGAAGGCAATAGCATTATGCCCAATAAAGTTTCCATTATGTTCCTCCACACATCTTACGATGTCCTTTCTCTCAGTAAGTAATTCTTTCCCTGAACCCATGCACCAAATGGTGTCAGGGGTCAGGCTGTTTGTTTCAATGTCAATTACTAAGTCGCCCATCACTCTTCCATTTTTAGCTCTAACTTAATCTCTTCTGTCCTTTCCATAAGTATACTGAACCTCCAGTCTAGCCTACTCTCCTCCTCGAGCAATATTGTCATTTGATGGTCTAAGTCCCTAAGTCTATAGTCTTCTATATAATCCACAATATGTGTCCTACTAGTAAACTACAATAGAAGAAAAGGAAATATCCATACAGTCAATAACGTCACTCTCGGTGCCCGTCTCATCATCAAACCAGCACTCTTCTGGGTTTATCTCCACAGACAGGGCTTTGCCCATATGTTCTGCCAATATTTTCCGTATTTCGTGGTCATTTAATTTAATAATCATATTAAAACTCCGAGTCTGTTTGTTGTATTTGTGGGGGTGGACACTCAGTCATACGGTTGGTATCTTTGCTGTACCGGAGGTAACAGGCTGTGCCCACATCCCCAGCCCAGCGGTTCTTGTCTACCACAACCTCAGTGGTGTTGGCCACCTCAGGGTCAGGGTCGTGCTTATCTCTCTCCAGGAATATAACTGCATCAGCCAGCTTGCTGATTCCCTTAGAGCCACGTAGGCTGCGAGTTCCCGAGGTATGGCAGACTAGGTGTAGTCCGATGTCCAACTCGTGAACAAGGGAAACAAAGTTTGTCATAAGCTCGTCAATTCCACTCCAGTCACCACTCGCCCCTTCTACGGAGGATAGAGCAATGTGCAAGTGGTCAAGTACAATCCAGTTGCAGCCCATGGCGTGCTTCATATATCGAATGCGTGCCAGAAGTGTGTCGAGATTGTTTTGCCAGCCCTTGTGGTCAAGCAGTACCATGCGGTCATCCTTGGTGGCCATTTCCCAGTACTTACGTAGCTCCTCATCTGGAATAGTCTTGAGTTCCTTATGAAGTGGACGCTCAGCCATGAACGACATCCATCCAAGGGTGGTTTTTGCCACACTCTCTTCGAGCATAAGACACCCGACTGTTTCGTCTGGGTTTCTTGTGATGATATCATGCTGTATTTCTCGCATTGTCTGTGATTTGCCAATACCTGTTTCCGCTGCCCAGATGACAATTTCTTTCCTGCGCTGTCCTTGTAAAATATCATTCAAACCACCCCACGGGTAATCAATTGAGGGAGTATCACGGTACCGTAGCACCTCGTCCCACGTTTCACTCACCTTCACAATACCCTGAGGTTGGTATGACTTTGCATCCCACCAGGATTTAGTGAAGTCGCGTATACGTCCCGCTGCCAACATTGCACCAGCGTCTTTCAAGGCCAATGAGACATTCTTAACCTTGTTAGGGGAGAAGATGTCTTTAATATCATTCCAAGCCTTGGCTCCGTGTTCGTCCATGTCAAAGCAAACAACAATGTTGTCGTACCCTTCCAAGAACTCAAGGTTCTCCTTCATGTCCTTTACTGCGCTCTGTGCACCATCCTTCAAGGACACCACATCCCACTTATTATCAAACATCTCTGACACAGCGGCACAATCAATCTCGCCCTCTGTGATTGTAATGTATTTACCATTACCTCTGCATGTGTTCTGACCAAACAGGCCAGTCTTGCTTCGGTCACCGGACCACGGCATTTGCTTAGTAGCACATATGCGTTTCTTAACTGCCGCAATCTCTTTGGTCTCAAGGTCATAGTACGGATAATGGTGATGGGTTATCACTCCGTCTTGTCCTAAGGATACCGTTATTCCAAACTTCGCGCACGTCTTTGCACTCAGCTTGCGGTCAGGTATTGCTTTAACTGTTCCAGTCATCTCTAGCCTGCTCACTTTATTGATACGTTCGACAGTAGGTGTGCTACCGTCCCCTGAGACGTGATAGCCGCAGTCTACGGTCCAGCAGTGTTTACCACCGTTGTCGTAGACTGCAACATTGTCCCTTGAGTTGCAATCGGGGCAGGGCTCTCGCCCCACTACCCGTCCGTTAGGAAGTTTTTGTTTCACTACAGGTCCTCCAGCCTTCGTGTGAGAGCCTCAAGCTCCTTACGGAATGTCCGCTTAACATCCTCTACAGTAGTCTGGGTACGGGTGCGGGTATGGACACTACGTACCATCTGCTCTAGGAGAAGCACAAGTGTTATTCCTTGTGACGGAGTGTAGGAGGCTCCGTTCTGGGAAGAATCTAACTGGTGGAGACTCCGGTAATACTTATCAGAAGCTCTATCTTCCGCTACAGTGGAGAAGATAGCCATTAAAACTCCTCCGGTATTTCGCCACCACCACCACCTTCAGCAAACTCAACAACACGAACCTTGTTCAGGTACGTAGGGACGCCATGTGACGGGTCAGCGGGACCATCAGCCCACAACAGGCGTACTTTAGAACCGTAGGGAATCTCCCCTTGGACGGGCTCACCTTCGAGGTCTACAACGTCAACCTTGAACTTGGAGCGGAAGGGGCGCTGGGCTGTTCCTTCATAGTCCTTTACCTTTACTCCCTTATCAGATAGCTTGCTGCCCTCTTGCTCGTCCATGCCAATCACAATGGAGTAGCGCCCTGTGGTCTTACCGTTGTACATCTCGTGCTCTGTTAGATTACAGAAAGCCACAATACCTGTAGTTACATAATTATTACTATTCATGCTCATATTCATCTACCTATATAGTGAGGGAATTATTATAGGCTTCCCTCTCTGCCTTGGTTGACCAGTTTAGCACACAGGCTGTCCTATGTGTCCTCCTCTTCCTCCTCTTCTTCTTCCATATCTTCCTGGGTTATGGGGTGTACGTTTTCTGGTAGGTACTCCGTGACCTCTGCATAGATAGCCACATCGTCCAACATCTCGTACACCTCAAGGTACGGCTGTTGTCCTAAGTAGGCTGTGATTGCTAATAGTACGTCAAGCGGTATTGTTGCTGTGTCTACTGGTGTCATTCTCTATCTCCTATGGTGTTGTGGAGTTGTCTACACTCTTTAAGTCACTTTGTAATCTTTCGATGAAAGACTCAGGCCCATCATCACCACTAACCAGCCAATCAATTCTCTGTGCGTAGATGGCCGCCTTTTCTAGTGATTCTAGCCCATCACGGAAGTGCGTTATAACTTCTTTACTATAGAAATTCCCTTTCATATTACCCCATTCATCCCGTGTTCTATGTTGATTCGTTATTATAATGTCTCTAACCTCGTCGGCTATGTCATTAATATGGTGCTGTTTATAATCAAAGTGTCCTCCGCTCATCTATTCCACTCCCTCTAATGCTGCTTTGAGCCGTTCTAATTCTTCGCTTTCCACTTCAACGTAACAACCGTCATATGGAAGTAATCGGCTTAACTCGCTATCCACCACAGCCTGTGCAGCCTTCCGCAGATTGGCGTTCTCTGCATCACGCCTAACCAAGGCTTTCTCGCATGAGTGTCTTAGTGTTCGCTCATGTTCGTGTCCGATAGTCATAAGCCCTAAACACTTTTTCATCTCGTCGCACCTACTACATAAGTATACACTCATTCCTGCTCTCCTCGGTCAACTGGGAAGTACTCGCTCATAACTTTGCCTGATTCTAGGTCAATAAGCCTCAGCCTATCACCACCTACGGCGTTTTCTACACTCTCGTCCCAAGCCTCTAGCGCGGACTCCTTACTCTGGAACTGGCGTTTTGCTACGTGCTCGCTCCCCTGAGGGACTAGCGTTATTCGATAATGTGACATCAGCCTTCCTCCTTGTCTATTTCCCATTCCAGGATATCTAGTCCATGCCATAGTTCGAAGTCAAAGTATTCTTTGTCCTGTATTTTCCTGTCCTCCGCATAGTCCAGCCAACTGACATGGCCAGCTTTGTTAGTGTAGTGCCAAAGCCACTCGGCCTCCTCACGGCTCATTATTATCGTCACTTTATCGTCTGGTATCTGGGAGATTTCCATGATTAATCCATCCTCACTAGTTGAGTTGTTTCGTCGTCACGTACACACACGAATGCGTACTGGTACATGAGAACTTCTACACCTGTGCCATCCATGGTCCACTTCACCATAGGGTCCATAGGCGGGTCCTCTGGGTACCTATACTGGCCGTCCTCTGAGACCTCCCCTTTGCCCCCCTCAAGCATGTCCAGCGAAGGGAAGCCGTAGCACTCCTGCATCACGTCCATTACCTCTGTGGCCGTTAGGGGCCCACTCAGCGCAGCCTCCTGTACAAAGTAGGGTATGAGCCCACATGCCGCAAGTAGCTTTTCTTTCTTAATGCCCTCGAATGTGCCGGAAGGGTCTACCTCTGTGGTTACATATCTCATGTTATGTGTTCCTCTCAATGTGTTCTGAATACAGTTTAGCTATAGTACCTTGAAGGTTTAGCAAGTGTCCACACATTTTCCACTCTTTCCCGTCAAATATCCGTAGTGGTTCACATATAGCTACCTCAACGTCCTGTTCTGTATTCGGCTCATCGTGTACTGCCAGTATGGCGTATGCGTGCTTTCCTCCAGCCACTATGGCCTTGCATAGGCCCTCTAGATGCAGACGTTGCCCGAGTGTGAGAGGGGCTCCTCTGCCCTTCATCTCAACAAACACAAAGGTTTTGCCCTGCCAGTCCATCGACACGTCTATGTCGGTTGGGCTACACTTTCCGTACTTCATTCCATCAAAGGCCAGGATTTGTTTAGCCTTTTCTCTGTTACGTATCAGCTCACTTATCATTGTCTCTATTTCCTGTTATATAAATTTATGAGTACATATGTGGTCATGTGTAAATACTTTGTTAATTACTTAATGGTTTAAACAAACTCACATATGTGGTTACAGTATCATATATATTTTTAAAAGTGTACATATGCTGTCTTTATTGTGAAAATAACCAAATCAAGAAGGTACTTTTCTCACATTGGTATAAGTTTCTGTACTACCTGTTTTTTCCATTCCCTTAGGACGTCCTTGCTCGCCGAGGAGCACCTAGCGCATAGGTCTAGGTACTCCCTTGTGGTTTTATCTCTTGACCTTGCCTCGCGGTCGTTCAGTGACTTGTTGCACGCTGTGCATCTCATATCTGTGTCCCCTTGTGTTTTATGTGGCCACGTTTTTGCTTGGCCTTCCTATCAGCGAACGTGTGAGCTAGGGTGTACGTCCTAGCATGTTTCGCTACCAGATTCCGCCTTGTGTCCTCTTTCTTTCTTTTGTGTCCCATGAGGGTAGTACTCCGTCCATTTAGGGTAAAGGTTGTTAATTGCTTCGACTATAATGGCCATATCTTCCTCTGTCCAATAATCAAGCCAATCTGGTCTGTTCTCTTTACTTTTCATCACTCCACCTCCCGCTCGAAATGCTGTTCCTGTGTGGGCAACAGGTCCTCAAACCCCATGCCACGCTCTGCTAGTGCCTTTTTGAGCTTCCGTAGAGCCCTCTGCTCCATTTTACGGGCACCGCTGCGGGTCATACCCATCTCTTGTGCTATCTCCTCATACGTGTGCAGAGGTTCTATATCAAGTAGTTTCATTCGTCTTCGCTCCAAGGTTCAATTGCTTCGTCCATATCTCGGCTGTCTTTTTTCTGCATGTGCCACATTAAAATACCGATTGTGATAGTCACAGGCCACAACAGGACCCCCAAAGCTATCAGAATCGCCGCGTAGACTATCTCTGCTAGTGCTTTCATATCTGCCCACCGTTGGGGCCATCATCCCCACCCATTAGTCCTAGTACCACAATAAGTACAAGTATTCCCACAGGCCAGAAGGCCACACACAGCACCAGTACGGCCGTTATTGCTAGAAAGTTTTTCATCGGTTCACCTCTGTTTCCGTATTACCAGAGGCACAGCCTACTTTGTTTTCCCTCAAAATAACAGCACTATTGGCATTATATATTGCCTGTGCCATTCCTCGAGGAGTCAAAGAGCGTATGTACTTTGTGCGTGCGCCCTTCCCACCTAGCTGTGCGTGCCCAGGAAAAGGGCCTGTTGGTCCTTTCATGTCCTCACGGTCAACCTTTGGCATAACGGCCCCACGCTGGCACCACAAGCCGGTCTTTTTGCTGTACCAGTCTCCGGCAGGGAATATTCCAGGAAATTCAGGGTGCTTGTCGTCGTGTGGTAGTAGGTAGCTAAACTGCCATGGGTGAACGTATCCTGTGGGCTTTTTCCACTGTGTGGCCAATATACTCACAGGGTTTTCTACTATGCTAGGACAAGGCCAAAATTCTACCCGTCTGGCCATACGTACGGCCAACTCTTGACAGTATGGGTTGGCTTTAAGCTTGCGTTCGAAGTGTGCTGCACCACTAACCGCTAGGTCCGTGCAGGGGGCGAATGACAGCACAAAACTAGGTTTATCTAGTCCGAGCTTGTCTAGTGCCGTATTGACCCATAGTGGGGACAATTCACTTTCTAGGCTAATGTTCAGCCTATAGTGCCCTGTGTGGTCCTGTGTGGTCCTGTGTGCTCCGCTGTGGTCTGTGTCGTCATAGTCTACTGACACACAATTAAACTGGCCAGAGTCTAGCCATGGCGCTACAGCGTACGAACTAGAGTTAAACAAGAATAGTATTGTAGGTTTCATTTGTCCCACTCCTCCTGTACGTGTGCCATAGCAACACATAGATTGTCATGTGCCTCCCGTATAGACTCTGTGGTGCCTGTGTCCCATTCTGCGCGTAGTTCACGGCACGCTATTGCGGCGAGTTTTAAAACTAGCTGTATACTGTACGTTTCGGATTCTTGTACGCATTCTGTGTTGTTGTTCATAGTATTAACCCCTTGCAATAATGTTGTTAAATTCATGTACGTTGTGACGTGTGACAAAAAACGATTGTGAGCCCTCTGTGGCACGCTGCGCTTTGTTGCTACCTTTGCGTTTCAAATACCCTATGGTGCCGTCAATGTCTAGCGGTCGCAAGTCTGTGGTGTCAAATGACGCCATGCCCCACGGTATGTAAACGTTGTCCGAGTCTAGGCCTTTTGTGTTGAACGCTACAGCGATATTATGCCCACGCTCAACTGCTTTGCGTAGTGCTGCCTTGCTTTGTGTGCTGTACATACTGGCACTGTACGTCACATGGTAGTTGTTTATAGTGGCACTTTTACGTACTAGCGAGAGTACTTTTGTGTAGTCGTAAAATTCAGACTGTGGCCGCTCTGCTATGATAAGTGTGGTCCAATCTATGTCCGAGGTACCATTGAGGCGAAATAGTGCCGATATACCTGTTTTACGTGCTCTGCGCTCTGCTTTGTCTATTTCGGACAATAGTGTGGCCTTGAATTCATTTGGACGCAGTAGGAATAGTATTGTGCGCTTTGTTGCTGCACGTTGGCCAGTGCTCATGCCCAGTTGACCGGATGATATGAGGCAAGGTTTTTCACAACCGGCCGCTTCTGCACCTAGACACAAGGTTTTTGCCGATACTTTCCCCGCCGGTTGGAGGTACATGATATATGTATCACGTTTGTCTTTGCCCTTTTCAACCTTTTGTGAACTACCAAACAACCGCATTGGTTTATTGAGATACTCTAGGTTCTCTAGTGCCCACGCTCGGGCGGTGTTTGAAAGTAGTGCTGTGTCGCGTACGTCTTGAATTGAAATTGTCATTACTTTGATTCCCGTATAATTACTATTATATCGCCTCTGTACAGTACGCGGGCACTAGTGCTCCCCGCCGCCCACGTACGCACCTTTTTAGATTCTAGGTCTATCACCCCACCCTTGCTAGCCACTACCTTGCGTATCTTTCCTGTGGTGTCCTCTGTGGCGCGTGTGATAGCTATTGTGTCCGTACCTATAGTAACAGTGTACTGTGTGCCAGCGGGCCAGCCTACTGTATTCAGGGATTCGAGGAATACCCGTGCGCCCTTTGTTGTTGTCGCAATAACTGTGGTGGTTTTCATTTTACTGCCCCTGTGTTTGTGCCCACTAGTGTACATATGGACTGTACCAGCGCAGCGTACGATACGGCTACAGTTTGTAGGTGCTCGACGGTACGCATAGCATCGCTGCGTGACATACCCCACTCACGGAGTGTGTCTCTCATGCGCCCTGTGGTGCCCTGTGTGTCTACTACCATGTCACAGGGAAGCATTGCCCACTCTTCACCGGTAGACTCACAATAGAAGTGTGTGTCCTCTATGCTTTCAGGCCGCGTGCCCTGTACTACTGTGTCACCTATGTTGTGGCCATGGTGGGATTCGTTGTTGACTACTGTATACACGTACATGGTGTGTTCCCTGTGGTGATTTGTGTGTGAAGGGCATTATAAGCATCTGTCAATACCTGTGTCAAACAATTAGGTACTGTTCATTTGTACAGTAGTGGGACACAAGTGTGCTACCTATATAGTAGGCGTGTGCATGTGACACCCCACTACCACAACACAGCGCATATGTATACCCAAGTAGTACGCTTGTATACACAACACCACTATGCTAGGAACTATAGATGTACTCCAATGTGGTCCAATGTGGTACCCACACAGGCCCACACTTGTGTCCATCTGTCAACAAAAGAATACAAAAGAATACACAAACATAATAGTATACATACGTGTGCATGTGTGGTACCTATGTGGCATGTGCCCGCACCCCCACCACATAGGTATGCATATGTCAACCCCCTAGTATTTGGTGTACGTTTGTACAGTGTTGACAACCTATGTGGGGGTGTGGTAGGGGTGTGTGGTGCGAAGGGGGCCGGGGGGTTTATGCACTACTTGAATTTTAGGGGTAGGCGCACATAAGTACGAGAAGTCATTTTAGAAAAAAGAGTGAATAATGCCATGTATGCTTATAGGTTACGTGTGTTTACCCAGGTTATAACTAAGGGTTATAAGGGGCTCCAGTGGACAATCAGGGGGACTAAGGTATACGTATGTATAGTTAAGGCATACATTAGGTCTAATTTATGTTATTTTAGGTCTAATTTATGTTATTTTAGTGTAACTAGGACACATTTGGAAGAAAGTGTGGTATTATATGTGTCATATGATACACGCAGTAACCAAATGAGTCCTAAAGATGTTCTTCTTAACCCATTTAATATACTTCCTCTAAATCTGTTACTCTCATATTAATACTTTAACAATTAAACAAACAAGGTAGCATAGCGCCACATAAGTTACCACTTGTGTACCCAATGGGAGAATACACTTATGGAAGAACATACTAAGTTGGTTGATGATGTACTAATTAAAGAACCTCTTATGGATGAAGGGGAGGTACCAGTTAAGGCCCGCATAGGTCGCCCTAAGAAAAGGAATAAGAAAACGGTGATGGGCCGCCCTAAGGGTGAGTCAGGCATTATGAAGGAGTACAGAGAACGTATGCTGAACTCCCCTAAATCAAAGAAGGTACTAGAAAGTATCCTAGACGCAGCACTTGATGATGACCACAAGAACCAAGCTGCCGCATGGAAGATTGTAGTAGACCGTATAATGCCTGTATCTGCCTTTGATAAGTTAGCAGGTACTACCTCACGTAACGCCATTACTGTTAACATAACAGGAGTGGGTGCCCCTGAAGTAAACATCAAGGACATAGAGGGGGAGTACGAAGATACCTCTGACACAGGGGACGACCTGTGAATCTCGACATTAGCCTACTTCCTTGGCAACAAGACGTGTGGGCTGACCAGACTAGGTTTAAGGTAATCGCAGCGGGTCGTAGGTGTGGTAAGTCACGCTATGCGGCCTACAGACTACTCGTGGAGGGACTACAGAGTGACAAAGGACACATCTTCTACGTTGCCCAGACTCAAGGACAGGCTCGAGACGTTATGTGGAGCGTACTCATGGACGTGGGAAAGGATGTTATTAAAACAGCCCACATCAACAATCTCCAGCTTACTCTCATCAATGGAGCAACCATCACACTTAAGGGGTCCGACAGGCCCGACACGATGCGTGGAGTCTCCCTTAAATTCGTAGTACTTGACGAATATGCAGGTATGAAGCCCAGTGTGTGGGAGGAAGTACTTAGACCAGCCCTAGCTGACCAAAAGGGTCACGCTGTGTTTATTGGTACCCCCACAGGAAGAAACCACTTCTGGGAGCTTATGCAGTACGCAGAGCTAAGTGGGGACCCAGACTGGAAGGCTTGGCACCTTACCTCTTTTGATAACCCCCTCCTGGACCCAAAAGAGATTGAAGCAGCTAAGAAGTCCATGTCTTCCTTTGCTTTCAGACAAGAATTCTTAGCCAAATTTGAGGCAAAAGACAGTGAATTATTCAGAGAAGAATGGCTTAGTTTCAGAGAAGAGCCCCTCCGCAAGCCTCTTACAGGAGACTACTACATTGCTTGTGACCTTGCAGGCTTTGAACAGGTCGGAGGGAGTACCCGAAAGTCCCGCCTTGACGAGACGGCTATCGCGGTTGTGTGCGTGGATGGAGAAGGAGATTGGTTCGTCCACGAAATCATACACGGACGATGGGACCTCAACGAAACAGCCAAGAAAATCTTCGATGCAGTGGCAGCATATCGCCCAATAAGTGTAGGGATTGAGAAAGGTATTGCACAACAGGCCGTGATGAGTCCCCTACAGGACCTTCAGAGGCAGAGGAACAGGTACTTTAGAGTAGAGCTTCTATCCCACGGTAACAAAAAGAAAGTAGACAGAGTTGTCTGGGCTCTCCAAGGGCGTATGGAGAACAAGCGAGTAGTTCTTAACAAAGGTGACTGGAATAGCGCCTTCATGGACCAATTGTTCCAATTCCCCTCACCCCTAACCCACGATGACCTAATTGACGCCCTCGCGTATATTGACCAAATGGCAAGTGTAGCTTACGCTTCGGCCATTGATGATATGCAGGGATGGGAACCAACAGACGACCACACAGGATATTAAGCATGGCCAAAGCCCAAATATATGACGCATCAGCTACGGTAGTTGAGGATGAAAACAGCACGCACGACTCTATGCTGGAAACCTCAACGTCCCTAGAAGCATACGTAATCTATAAAACTACAGAATGGGAAAATTTCATTGAATCAAACTTTTACTCACAGTGGGACGAGTACTACCGCCTATGGCGTGGTCTCTGGCAAGGGAGTGACTCCACCCGCACTACCGAGCGTTCCCGTATTGTCACCCCTGCCCTCCAACAGGCAGTTGAGAGCAGTGTTGCTGAAATTGAAGAGGCTACTTTCGGCCATGGCAAGCTCTTTGACATCCGCGATGATTCATCCGACAAAGATGAAGCGGACGTTGCGTACCTACGAACACAACTCGATGAGGACTTTAGAACACAGAAAGTGCGTAAGGCATGTGCCGAAGTGCTTATCAATGCAGCAGTGTACGGCACAGGTGTAGCTGAGATAGTTGTAGAAGAAATTAACGAGATGGCTCCTGCAACAGAGACGGCCATGGAAGGACAGGTGGAGTTGGTTGGAGTATCAACTAAAAAGCGTACAGTAGTACGTATGAAGCCCGTTCAGATGAAGAACTTCAGAATTGACCCTGTGGCAGTAGACATTGACTCCGCACACGGTGTGGCAACAGATGAATTTGTTCCAGCCCACTATGTGGCACAGATGCAGGACGAGGGTGTCTATCTTCCTGGTTATGTAGGCACAGCCTCCTCAGATGAGGACCTTGAGCCGAATAGAGAACTAGAGACCTCCCCTGAGACAGACGGGAAGGTACGCTTACTGAAGTACTATGGTTTAGTTCCTCGACACCTTCTAACCCTCGCCCAAAACGGGCCAGAAGACGAAGAGTACGTAGACCTAGTAGAGCCAGAAGAGCACTCCGGTGATAAAGAGTCGTACTGGGTAGAAGCCATTGTTGTTATAGCTAATGGAGGTACGCTACTTAAGGCAGAAGAAAGTCCGTATATGATGCAGGACCGGCCCATTGTTGCGTTTCAGTGGGATGTCGTACCCGGACTCTTTTGGGGCAGGGGAGTTTGCGAGAAGGGCTACAATTCGCAAAAGGCTCTTGACGCAGAGATTAGAGCTAGAATTGATGCTCTGGCATTAACAATTCACCCAATGCTCGCTATGGACGCTACACGCATCCCTAGAGGACATCAGCCTATCATTAAGCCCGGAAAGATGCTATTAACCAACGGTAATCCTAGAGAGATTCTACATGAGTTTAACTTCGGGAATGTTAACCAAATCACCTTTGCTCAAGCAGCAGAGTTGCAGAAAATGGTACAGCAGTCCACAGGTGCAGTTGACGGAGCCGAGTTTGCCGCAGGAATGGGGTCAAACAATAAAACCGGAGCTACTAGCATGGCGCTCGGGGGAATCATTAAGCGGCAGAAACGTACGCTACTTAACTTCCAAGAGGGTTTTTGGCTCCCTTTTGTAACTAAGGCAGCTTGGCGGTACATGCAGTTTGACCCTGATAACTACCCAATAAACGACTATAAGTTCGTTGTAAGTTCCACTTTGGGGATTATGGCTCGAGAGTACCAAGTAAGTCAGCTTGTTCAGCTCCTGCAAACCACCTCAGACCAATCCCCTATGTACGGGTCCATTGTGACTGCGATAGTGGAAAACATGAACTTGGACAACGCCGAAGAACTCAAGGCTGCTCTTAAGAAGGCATCTGAGCCTAATCCTGAAGAGGAGGCCATGAAACAAGAAATGCACGAAATGGGCATGGAAGAGAAGAGGCAGACCATCGAAGCCATTAAAGCACAGGCAGCAGAGTCTAACGCCCGCGCCAATAAGTACAAGGTGGACGCAGAGCTTGCACCTAGGGAATTAGAGAATGCTCGTATTGATGCAGTCGCTGATGTTCGGGACGGGGTAACTGAGGCCCAGTTCATTAGAAGGCTCCGTATTGCTGAAGTTAAGCTTTCAGAGAAAAAGCTAAATATTCAAGAGAAGGACTTGGAGCACAGACGTGCAGCCTCTTCTCCCCTACCAGCCCCTATATTGGAGTAATACATATGCTAATGCAAGGTGATATGAACAAGGTTATTGAGAGCGTCAACGAGGTCCTCGAGGGGGCCTTTAGGCGCATTGAGGCTTTAGAGGACAAACTCTCAGCCCTAGAGTCTAAAAAACCCACTGTAAAGTCTAAATAAATAACATACTAGAGGACACAAAAGGCCAAAAGTGTGTTAGAATAGAGCCTACTATAATTAAGTAGGTAGAGATATACGTCATTTAAAGGTAATACTCTATGAAAAACTTATTTATACCCCTCTTTGCACTCTTTTTAGTAGGTGCAGGAGCAGTAATAGCAGATACCATCATTAAGAATAACGGACGAGTAATTGAAGTTCACCCCAGTTATCGCGTTGTTGCTGTTCCCCGAAATACACCCAATCAGGTAATAGTCGTAACTAAAGCCGAAGTGCTTCAACTACGCAAACCTGTTCAAGTGGAGCTTAGAGTAGATGCTCCTTGTGTTCCAGCGGGCTCGTTAAGTCTAGGGGGAATCCCCTGCACGCCGCCTCAAGAATGTACACCAGACGGTGCCCTTTCTACCGGCGCACCTCCCTGCTAGCACAACATATCTAGGGTACTTTGTAACCCTCAAAACCTAACCCATGGAGGCAAGCTATGGATTTGGAAAATATGACGGACGAAGACTACTTCGGCCATATGAAGATTATGTTCCACACTGAAGGATGGCAAATCCTGATGGAGGAACTCAAAGTAAACGCACAGGTAATAGGTGACATACAGGACATCCCCACATGGGAGGTTTTGTGTTTTAACAAAGGACAGCTACAGGCTATCGGTAAACTCCTTAACTTCGAAAACACTCTGGCACAAGTTGAGCTAGAGGGAGATGAGGGCTTCGATGAAAGTACTGAATGACTTTACGTGCTCTGAAGGGCACACACATGAACTCTTTTTGGATAACCTTACAACAACAGTCTTATGCCAAGATTGTGGAACAGAGGCCAAGAAGGACCGCGCTGTACCTCGCTTTATTCTCCCTGGAAATGACCCAGCAGGTTTTCCAACCTCAGCGGACAAATGGGTGAAGCAGCGAGAACAGAAGATGCGGCACGAAGCAAAATACAATCCAGAATCCTAGCGGACGGAGTTAAATTATGGCAGCAACGATTATTGAAGAAACAGAAGACAACGTAGAAACCAGTCCTGTACCTACTGATGATAATGCACTCTCACAAGATGCTCTTGTTGAGTCCTTTTCACCGGCAGACACTACAGTCCTTGACACAGCTCCAGAGGATGAGGTTCCCGCTAAGTATAAAGGGAAAAGCATTGTTGAAGTAGTGGCCATGCACCAAGCGGCTGAAAAGCTAATCGGCACGCAAGGTTCAGAGGTAGGTGATTTACGTAAAGTGGTAGATGATTTTATCACGTCACAACCTGTTACTCCTAGTCAACCTTTTGTGGCAGAAGAGCCTATTGACTTCTTCGAAGACCCAGAAAAGGCAGTGAGCAGAGCAATTGACTCTCACCCTGATGTAGTACGTGCCAAACAAGCCTCAGTAGACATGCAGCGGAACTCTAGTGTTTCTCAACTGCAAGCTAAGCATCCTGATATGGAACAAGTCTTGAAAAACCCCGCATTTGTAGAGTGGGTCAAGGGTTCCCCAGTAAGGAGAGAATTGTTTGGAAGAGCCGACCAACAGTACGACTTTGATTCCGCTGATGAACTCATCAGTAACTTTAAAGAGCGTACTGCTGTTGTCCAAGCCACCGTACAAACTGAGACTGCGGCCCGTCAACAGGCTGTAAGACAGGCATCTACAGGGAGTGCCAGTGGTGCTAACACCAGTGGTTCAAAAAGAATCTATCGCCGAGCTGACATAATTAAACTTATGAAAACTGACCCTGACCGCTATGAAGCTATTAATCCTGAGATTATGTTAGCTTACCAAGAGGGAAGGGTTAAGTAACCAACAGGAAACTCTCAAATGTCTAATCCCTTTAATGCAGCACCACAAGTAACCTCGATTCCCGGCGTAGCTGGTAATACAGGCACAGCCGCAACATTCATACCTCAAATCTGGTCCGATGAAGTTATCGCCGAGTATGAAAAATCCTTGGTACTTGCTCCTCTCGTAAAGAAAATGTCTATGCAAGGAAAGAAAGGTGATACTATTCACGTTCCTTCTCCTATCCGTGGCTCTGCCAGCGCAAAGGTTAACAGTACCTCTGTTACTCTGATTGCTGACACTGAACTAGAACTGGTTATCAACATTGACCAGCACTGGGAATACTCACGTATGATTGAAGATATCACTGCCACACAGGCACTGTCTTCTCTCCGTAGATTCTACACCTCTGACGCTGGCTATTCTTTAGCTAAAACAGCGGACACAATCCTTTTCGCCAACGGTAAAAAGTTGGGTAATGGTAACGGTACTAGCTGGGTTCATAGCCAAACGGTTATGCCTGCGGCTTCAACAGGTGCAACTATCCCTTACACCATTGATACAGTAGCAGCGGCTAACGCCTTTACTGACCTTACTCTTCGAGATGCCTTGCAGGTACTTGACGATAATGACGTTCCTATGAACGGACGTTTCTTCGTTATACCACCTAGCCTGTGTAACTCTATTCGTGGTATTGAGCGGTATAACTCTGCTGACTTCGTTAGTGGACAAGGTACGCAGACTGGTAAGATTGGTGACTTGTACGGTGTTGATATTTACGTATCTACTAACGTACCTGTTATTGAAACTGCTGCTGCCAACGCCGCTAACGGTGACGTACGTGGTGCCCTTCTGGCGCACAAAGACGTATACGTCATGGCAGAGCAGGTAGGTGTTCGTTCACAGACTCAGTACAAGCAAGAGTTTTTGAGCACACTGTACACCGCTGACCGTTTGTTCGGTACGCAGTGCTACCGCCCTGAGTCTGGAGTAACTATAGCAGTTGCTAACTAGAGGCTAACCTCTTAAGGCCCTCGCTTCACTAGCCCGCTATGGGCACTGTGCGGCGCTGGGCCTTTTTTACTATTGGAGATAAATAATGTCAACTGTTATCCAGACAAAGCATAGTCTGACTACAACCAATGAGCCAGCAACATTGGCTGACGGTGAGCTGGCTGTTAACCCAGTTGATGGGAAACTATGGGCAGGAAACGGCGGAGTAAACGCTCTTATAGCCTCACCTGTAGTCGAAGGAAACGCCCTAACGCTTGAGGGTGAAAACAAAGCTTACTACTTAAACTCAACCAATCAAAATGCAGGCACTCTTAACGCCGCACGTCTAACAGGCACATATGCAATTTCGGTGTCCGGTAATGCAGCTACAGCTACTTTAGCGACTAACGCCACAACCGCAGCTAATTCCACTTTATTTGATGGAAATAACGCAGCGTACTACCAGAATTCAACCAATCAAACCGCAGGCACCTTGCCTTCAGCTAGGCTGTCAGGCTCGTACAACATAACAGCAGCCACAGCAACAAATGCAGATGATTCTGCTTTACTGGACGGCTCAAACTCTGCTTTTTATCGTAATGCGGGAAACCTGAATGCGGGAACTCTTCCCACAGCCCGCATAAGTGGGTCTTACGCGGGGATTACCACAGTAGGAACTCTTTCTCTTCTACAGGTTACAGGCTCAGCTACTTTTTCTGACTTATCAGGAGTAGGGGACAGAAGTATTGGGGTTAACGCAGCAGGTCGGCTTATAGAGTTGGCTGGAAGTGGTGGAATTGCTCTTACTGACCTAAGTGTAGCTGTTGCTGCCGCAGGTACTCCTAATCTTAGCTACAATAACGCTAATGGAGTGTTTACGTACACACCCCCTGACCTGACCTCCTATGCAACAGCTACTAGCGCCACAGCGTTCAGCAATAAGACAGGCAATATAAGCCAGTGGACGAATGACTCAGGCTACCTTACCGCCTTTACAGAAACAGATACGTTAGACACCGTTACAACCAGAGGAGCCACGACTGCTAACGCTGTAACTGTCGGTAGCCTCACCTCCACAGGGGAAATCACGGCCAATGGTGGTTTGGCATTAGGAGATAACGACAAGGCTACATTTGGCGTCAGTGATGATTTGGAGATATACCATAGTGGTACCAACAGCCACATTACAGACACTGGCACAGGTAATCTGATTATTGGTGGCGCAAATGTTGAAATAACGACTGCGGGAGGTACTAAGTATCTTCAGGGAGCGGCTAACGTACTCAAACTATATCATACTGGCAGCGAGAAACTGCGTACAAGCGCAGCAGGCATTGACGTTACTGGAGATGTAACAGCCACAGGGAATCTAACGTCCAAAGGCATTGATGATAACGCAACAACTACAGCTCTAACCATATCATCAGCATCTGTAATAACAGGTCTATTCACAGGGGTAGGGGTGTCTCAACCAAGTTCAAAGTTTGAGGTAGTCTCTGCGCTTCCAGGGTCTCCTGATGCAAACACAATCTACTTCGTAACGTAGGGAATAAAATGATTACTTTCAATGTAGTTGAGACAAGGTATACAACCAACCCAGATGGGTCGCCTCTGAGGATAACGCTAGTTCTATGGAATGCCACTAAGACTTATGAAAATATCATAGGTACTATTGGGCCACGGGGGACTGTTATTTCTCCTGACTACACTCCTGCTGATATAGCGTACTCCGCAACAACAGAAGATGACCTCGATGCTTGGATACTAGACCTTGAGGATGAGGCAGATATTGAGGCTCAGCTTGATACCGCTATTTCTGACTTAGCAGTACCCCAAAATGGAGAAGGCATTCCTTGGCAAGACTCATACGATGCTTGGGCTATCAATGTGAACTACGTTGTTGGTGACATCCGTATTTATAAGGGTCTTGGGTATGAGGTTATAGAAGCCCATACCTCACAGGCGTTATGGACACCCCCAGCCGCTCCTACACTATGGGAAGACTATGCTCCCCCTGTGCCTGCTCCAGAGTCAATACCTTCAGACTGGTTCCAGCCCACAGCAGAAACTCCTCAGTACCCTGTAGATGCCATAGTTCTTCATGCGGGGCATAAGTGGAGTTCTGATGTTGCTGATAACATGCTGGAACCTGGAGTAGGTCAATGGACTGACATGGGGGTTTATCCCTAGTGCCAAGCATCTACAAAGGCAGCACCCAAGTATCCAATCTTAACGTTGGGAGCACTCAAGTAAATTCAGTGTATAGCGGGAGTAACCTTGTTTGGAGTAGTGGAGGAGATGTCGTCTTTACTACAGTAGGCACTACGAACTGGACTGTGCCAGCAGGAGTAACTTCCATATGTATACTTGCTATTGGTGGCGGCGGTGGGGGACTCTACTGGACGAATGGAACCTATTCCATGAGTGGAGGCGGCGGAGGCGGACTAGGCTACAAAAATAACCATGCAGTAACTCCAGGGTCTAACGTTGTTGTGTTTGTTGGTAGTGGAGGTCTTGCGGGGATTTACCCATCAGGAAGTTCCGCAGGAGTGAACTCTAGCGTAAACACAGGATACAATCCACCAGCCTTGACTGTTTTTGGTGGAAGTAGGGGGGTGTACAACGCATCCTCTACGGGAGGCGGTCGTTCAAGTGGGTCTTTTGGGGGAGATGGAGGCGGTACTATTTATACTGGCGCCGGCGGAGCTGGCCCACAGGGAGGGGGTGGTGCTGGAGGATATAGCGGTGCTGGCGGCTTTGGGGGTACTTTAAATACTTATAATCCAACTTCAGGTGCTGGCGGTGGTGGCGGTGGCGCGGGGAATAGTGGGTATAATACAGGATATGGTGGTGGTGGTGTAGGGGTCTACGGTGAAGGAACCTCTGGTGCTGCCGCAAATTCAGGGGTTGGGGGCGGTGGAAGTAGTGGCGGCTCTGGTGTCGGACAACTGGGAGGTCTATACGGTGGTGGTGGTGGTGGCGGTACGTCGGGAGTCTCGGGCAATGGACAGCAAGGCGCAGTAAGAATACTGTGGGGCGCAGGAAGGGCATTTCCCTCTACCAATGTCGGCCCTTAATAATTGAAAACAACCAGTCTTTTGTAAAGTCTACAAATAGGATTTAAATAATGGCTTTTAATTGGGAAAACATGACCGATGAGCAGAAGGCTCAGTTCGGTGCTGCTCTTAGCTCTAATGAAGAGTTTAAGGCTGCTGTCGAAGAACAGGGTATGATGTCTAGTCAGGAAGACTTAACTCCTTTAGAGACACTCAAAGCAGGTCTTATTGAGATTAACGGTAGGTATGATGAGGCTACTGCTGTTAAGAATGCCACTATGCAAACTGAGGCGGCTGAAAGAAGGGCGTACCAAGAGGAAACAGGTACTGTCAATTATGACAAGTGGTGGAAGCCTGATGTATTCAGCTCCTATACAGACATTGATGCACAAGCCGAAATACTTAAGCTCCTTAACGCTAATGGGTTCTCCTCTGCCGAAGACCTTAAGACGTCTGTAAGCGGCTCTCACAACGATACCTTCATGAATCTAGGTATAGGAAATGCCCTGTATGATGATAAGTCATCTGGGTTTGAGCCGAGGGGAGGAGACTCTCGTGATGTTAACATAGAGGGCTGGTACGGAATGCCCGTGGGTGAGTCTACTTTAGTAGAGCAGGGGCCAGAGCCTGGGTTATTTTCTGATGCGATGTTTGAGGTAATAGCTTCCGTGCTCGGGCCTGTAACAGGCGGTTGGTCTGTTGCCGCGCTTAAGGCCTTACAAGCTGCTACAGGAACTACGCTACATGGTGGTGATTATATTCAAGCCGCTGCTTCATATGTTCTAAACAACCTAGATATGTTGAATGCCGGAGAAACGGCTTTAACTGCTGAACAGATAGCATCAGAGCAGGCTGCATTTGAGGCCTTTGAAGCTGCACAGGCTCTCGATACAACAACTAACTTTGCATCACTTGGGTTATCTGAACTGCCCTCCACGGCCTCTACATTATTCACTGAAGGGGCCTCAAGTTTACCTACCCTAGCTGAAACAGCCCGACAGGCTGCTGAAGTAGGGAGAAACTCCGGAATAATAACGAACCTAACCACTACAGGTACAGACCTTGCCACTAACGGAGCAAGAGTATGGGACTGGGGTAATCAGGCGTATAATTTCTTTGATGACATACAGGACGCAAGAAAAGACAGCCAAGGCGTGCCTAATCAGGTAGACCAGCCTGCCGGTTTTCGCCCTGTTACTGAAGAAGTTGAAGAAGTTATTCCTGAAGATACAGTAGATGATGGAGGAGGAGGAAGCTCCTCAGAAGTAGCATCTACCGACGAGAACATTGTTAGTGAACGAGAATTAACCTTGGGCGGCGGTGGATTAGAGAGCCCTTTTGATACTAATAGTACGCCTATTGTTGATGAGACCTTAGGCACCCTTTTTGACGGAGGGCAAGACGAGACATACGGAAGTACCGAGGAAGACCCCACTATAAATGAAGGCGCTGGGTGGGAGTTCCTTGGCGGTGATAGATGGCAGAATATTAATGATGGGCGTATACATAGAGAAGCACAGGACCCTAATTCAGGAAGCGGCTCTACGAAAGTAGGCTCAATACACGAGTTTCCTGAGTATACTTATGATGAGCCTAGTGTAGTTGATAACACAGGTAGGACGCTTTCTTTGGGAGGTTTATCTGACGAAGACAGAGAGAGGCTTGAGGCTATTTACAATCCAGATAACTGGGAAACCTTGTCTACAGAGGACTCACCTCCCGACGATGACCCCACAAGTCCTATATCCCCCGCAATACCCTCAGGCCTCATAGGTTCCACAGGAGAGCTTATAAGTGAGATGCACGCAGAGGACATGAATGCCGACGACCTTCTTCGTGCAGGGCTGGGGGCCACTTTAGGAAATAACCCATACTTCCCTAACGGAACCACAGGAGGCGGACTTACCTTAGGTGGAGCAACTCCTGGAGGGGTTACAGGTCCAGGAACAGCAGGAGAAGGCCCTACCGACACAGGAGATACGGGAACAGGGCCAGATGGTTCGGGTGAGGGAACGGACGGGGATGGTCCCGGAGGAAAGGGGCCTAGTGGCTCTGGCGGCTCTGGACAAGGAGCAGGAAACAAGTTCGAACCAAACTACTTAGGTCTCTTTGATGTACTCGGGATAAACCGTCTGCCTCCACAGCAGGGATGGATTGCACCTAACAACTCACAAGGAATGATTAAGCGATGACATATCTTGAACTCGTAAACGCAGTACTTATTAGGCTGCGTGAAGATGAAATCACAGGAAACGCCAGCAATCCTTCGGGCTTTTTGCTCGACACGTACTACAAGTCTATTGGTGCTCATGTAAATGACGCAAAGGACCGTGTAGAAGATGCGTGGCAGTGGGGGGCTCTCCGTGCAACCGATACGTTTGAGTTATCCCAATCAAGCCTACAGGTGTCTGGTCCTAATATTGCGCTGCCTAATAGCCTAGATAGTAACTATATTATTAAAAACATAAACATCTACAAAAACAGCACATCAGCAGCCACCTTCACTGGAGCCCGTGGTAGTCTTACGTGGACAAATGTAGACCAGATGAACTCCTACTATCAGAATCCTGATGCAGCCGCTAGAGGGGCACCTAGCTTCTTTGCTGTAACAGGTGCGGCCCAGACAACGGGCTTGTTCCCTTTTGGTGCAGCACAAGCAGGACAGCTCAAGTGTACTCTGTTCCCTTATCCTACAGACGAAACCTACTGGATTGAGATTGACCGAGTAGCACAGCAGGCACACCTTGTTCTTCCTGATGACCGACTTTATGTCCCTTCACTCCCCGTGTTTACATTAGCTACTGCGCTTGCCTCGCGGGAGCGTGGGGAAGTTGGAGGGGCACCCACTTCAGAGTTGTTTGCTTCCGCAGACAGGCACTTGGCTGACGCTATCTCCGTTGATAGTGCGTTGTACGCCAATGAGCTTGATTGGTATACCAACACCAACGAAAGCAACACCAATGTGAGATTTGCCTAATGCCTCAGATGCAGAGAAACCTTAATATCGGGGGTCCGGGATTTGCGGGCCTTAACACACAGGATTCTCCTATTGAACTTCCCGTAGCTTTTGCTGCCGTAGCTAACAACTGCGTCATTGATAGCTTGGGACGTATTGCTGCCAGAAAAGGTCTTGCTCAGTACACTCAGAATCCTGACATACTTAACGGAAACCCGATTGAAGCAACAGAATCCTTTACCTCAGAAGCAGGTGTTGAGTGGTTATTTGCGTGTGGCGATAATAAAATATTTTACCAACAGCTTGTATCACCTTTTAATTTAGTTGTTCTCACACTTCCTGCTAGCGTAACCGTAACAGGCAATAACTGGCAGATTCAGTCTTTGAATGACCAAGTATTCTTTGTTCAGGCAGGACAGTCTACATTGGTATTCACAGCTACTACAGGGGTCCTTACGGAACTTACTTTTGTAGATGAAGCCACTACCGGATTCCCTAGCTGCTGCACAGCCGCTTATGGCCGCATGTGGTACAGTGGCTTTGATAATGACCTTTCTGTTGTTATGTGGTCCGCTCTTCTTGACGGAGACAATGTAACAGGATTAGCATCCTCATTAGATTTGCGGGATGTGTGGCCTAGTGGTTATGATATAGTCAAGGCACTTCACGTACACAACAACTTCATGATTTTCTTTGGTGAACGGTCTATTGTCTTATACTCCATAGACCCTGCTGGACCAGCTCAAGCAGGCACTCAGCTCGTAGATACAGTTGAGGGCATTGGCTGCATCTCAAGGGACTCGGTGCGTACCTTAGGTACAGCTATTTGGTTCCTTGATGCCACAGGTATTAGAGACTTCGGAAGGACTGTGCAGGAGAAGTCGCTGCCTATTAGCGATATCTCATACAACGTAAGGAGCGACCTTAAGTTTGCTGTGTCGCTAGAGGACACTGATAATATTGGTTCTGTATACGACCCTGAAGAAGCTCTTTACGGCCTGTTTCTTCCAGCCTCACCTAAGACTTACATATTCGACACGCGTAGGCGTCTTGAGGACGGTACTGCTAGAACAACTCAGTGGACGAATACTACGCTAAGGTGTGCTACTCGAGCGGACATCCGTAAAACATGGTACGGCGGTAAGGGTGGTTTATTTGAGTATACAGGCTATAGTGACACGTTAAAGCCCAATAATTCAACGCCTACTGAAGTTAAAGGAATCCCTGTACAGTACCAAACACATCCTCTTACTTTCGGGGAACCTGCTAATGTTAAGTTCCCTAAACAGGTGGACGTAGTTATTATTGGTGGAGCGGGACAGTCTTTAACACTTGACTGGTCTTTCGATTACTCTACCAACACAAAGTCATCAACAAAAACCCCTCCGGGTTCTAATGTTCCAGGATGGTACAACCTTAATGTTCCCGCTATTCCAGACACAGACGCCCTAACTCAGTATGACCTTAACGGTAACTACAATGCCGGGTCTTCAGTAAGGACACTAAAGTACAACATATGGGGTTCAGGAAATAACATCACATTGGGATTTCAGACAGAGAATTCTAGTTTTCCATTCAGTTTTCAGGAACTTAACATTCAGGCCCTTATGGGAAGGATTTTGTAACATGGCTATAGGCGATTACATTTACTCGAACACACAAACATCTTTCTCAACCCGAGATAGTCTTCCCGCAGGGGATGCAGCTAAGCTTGTTAAGGGTGTGTACCATGAGATTGAACTTCAGGCAATTCAAGCCGCAATGGATAATCAAATGAACTCAGGGACACCTTCGATGACAGGCACACTATCAACGGGTATAATTAGTGGAGGTACGTTCTAATGGCGGGTTTATTCGAGAATCTTTTTCCGGGAGCCATGGGACTTTATGGCTACAATGAAATGTCAGATAAGTTTGACTCTCAGTTGGCGGGCCTTCCCGGGCAGATTAGTACAATTAAAAATGAGGTAAATGCAAATACAAACTTTACCCCATGGTCTGTTAGAAGTAACATGGGAAACATCCAGTCTGACGCTGAGGGCATGAAGTACGACCTGAACTCTAGGGGCCAAGGCATCCAAGATAACATGTTCGCCACAGGTCAAGGTCTTTTAGGGCGTTCAGCACAGGACCCCTCAGGACGAGAGACTGACATCTATAACCGAATGAGGGCCGTACAGCAGCCTGAGGAAGAACGTCAGCAGGCACGTATGCAGAACCTTGCTCAAGCACAGGGCCGAGGTGGTCTTCGTTCTGAGATGTACGGAGGAACACCTGAGCAGCTTGCTTTTGCTAAAGCTCAGGGAGAAAACCAGAATAGTGCTATGTTAGGGGCTATGAGTCAAGCACAGGCCGAAGCACAGAACCAGTATGCTATGGGTAGTGGTATGATGTCACAGGGTTATCTGCCTATGAACCAACTGCTACAGCAAGGCCAGTCTGGTCTTAATAACGCGCAGCTAGGTCAAGGGTACGACATGAACCGTGCTAACCTGTTAGCCCAGTTAGGTCTCGGTGAGATGGGTACGCAGACAAATATGTCGAACATACAACAGAACGCCTTAGGTAACATGGTCGGTGCTATGAGCGGTATGGCCAGCGGTGCTGGAGGAACCTTGGATTCGGTTTTAAACAGTTACGCAGGAAACCAATCAAGCGGTTTGTGGAAATTTATTGAGCAACTGACAGCGGCGGGAGCATAACATGGCAGCAAATTTATCAGGAATGTTCGCACAACTGAACAACGCAGTAAACCGAAGCCCCCTTGCTCAGGGAGGCATGGGTGCTGGTATGTTAGACATGGCCTCTCAGGGACTAGGTGGAGCCATGGGTAATGTAACTGGAAGAGACCCCTATAGTTTCATGAGTCAGGGAGGTAAAGGAATACAGGGCCAGAAGGACCTAGCGGGCGGTGACCTGACCTCGGTAGAAGGCTTACGTAAAGCGGCTATCACCTACCAGCAGATGGGTAATCCGAGCGAAGCTCTTAAGCTCACGAATCAGGCTCAGGCCATGGAGGACAATCAGAAAAAAGAGATGGATGACGCCCAAATAAAGATGAATCTTGAGCTAGGTAAAAAGCAGGCCATGAAGATTGCCCTGCAGCGAGGGGACAGAGAGGCCCACGCGATGCTTAAGTCAGGCCACCTTGACCCCGGAAGTTACATAGCCACAATAAGTACCCCCACAAAAGGTGTTGTTGTTAATAAATCACTCGTCAACCCCGTTACAGGGAAAGAGATGTACACAGGAGTCGGGGACCCTAAAGCAGAGTCTTTCTCCACACACGGGAAAATAGCGGAGGACTTAGGTTATAGCAAGGGCTCCCCTGAGTACCTCGCCTACATTGCTAAGCAAACAGAGATAGACGATACAGGAATACCTCTGTCCACAAAAGGGAAAGAGCTTAGGGACGCGGGTGCTGTTCCTGGAAGTCAAGAGTTCCAGCAGAAGATGTCCCAGCGTATTATGGCCGATAACCCTAGGGCGTGGGAGCAGTTTCAGGAGGTTTCCTCCACAATAGGAAACTCCCCTGAGTTCAAGAAGCACCAAGCTGACACTCTCAAGGCCCGCTCAGCCACTACTTTCTTAAGTAAAGCACTTGAGGGCAATACTAAAGCAATTCCTCTATTAGAGTCCTCCATGGCCACCCTTATTCAGAGCAGCGTTAAAGCTCAGGCTGAGATTGAGAACATACGTGCCTCAAATGATGTGGCAGGAAGGTTCCTCGACAGTGTGAGCAAAGGAATCACAGGGCAGCTTACTTCTGAAACATTAACGCAATATAGCTCCATTATTAGTGCTGTCCTAAAGGCAGCAGGCTCAGCTAAGTCTGATTATGTGAATAACCAGCTGAAGTCGGCCCGCACCGCAGGGATGCCTGAGGACGTAGTCAACAACGTAAGAGATAGTTTTGGGGTCACAAGTAACAGAGCTAGTTGGGCGGACAGATAATGGAAACTACTGAAGCAGAGAAAATAAGTGACGTGACTCTCCCTAACGGGTTTGTGGTCTCTGATGTGCCTGATAGTGCCTCTAAAGAGGAGATTAAACAAGAAGCCCTTAAGAACGGGTGGGCCAAAGAGGAAGATTTTGCTGAAGCCCCTAAGGCGGAGGAGAACACCCCTGCTTCAGATAGAGGGTACATTGTTGACCAAGCCCTTAGGGGTACGGTCGATATGCTATCAAGCATCATGCCTGACTTTATTCAGAAGGACCTGTTGGGCATGGACTTCAAGGAATTTCAGAATGCCGATGGAACCTTCCGTGTAGCGGAGATGGACCAGTACATTAGAGAGAAGGAGGACGCGCAGGCATCTTCTCTTGTAGGGTACGAAGGTGTTCTCCCTAATAGTAAGACAGAGGAGATTGCGGGTGCCGCTGTACGTTCCCTTACCTCTGAGGGACCTCTGGCGGTAGTGGGGTCCCCTAAGACCGCTTTAGGCGTGGCTGGGGAGGTATTATTCTCTGCCACCGCCGCCGCCACAGGAGCAGCCGCACAGGCCGCGTCTACTGTGGTAGGGAACAAGTGGGGTCTACCTACTTGGGGCACCGAGATACTCGGGGCTGTAACAGGGGCTGTAGCCACCACAGGGACAGGCCTAGCTCGTGGGGCTGTACAGACAGGGGCAGCGGCCGGCTCAACCTTGATTAAGAATAGGAACAAGGCCGTAGAGACAGTAGACTCAGTTACCGACTATGTGGTTGCCTCTGAGATGAAGACTGTAATAGATAAGGCCACCACAGCACAGCCTAATATTGAGGCAGTAATCCACGCAGTTAAGGAACTAGAGGGTCAGATTCCTGGGCTCACAGTTCCTCCTGCTGCCACGTTAGCCGACAACCCTATTTTTAAGAAGAACACGGAGCAGCTCTTACGTACCGACCCTTCTTTCTTTGCCTCAGCCAAGAAGTCCCTGACGGACGCAAAGGAGGCCATAAACACCCGTAAGGAGCAGCTGTTTGGTAAGGCGGGACCAGAAACAGATAAGTTAATTAGAGACAGTCTCCCCAAAAACTTCACAGCCCGCATAAAGTCAGCGGACAAGAGGATGAAGGAGACACAGGACCGTATAGATACCTTAGTGGAGAAGGCGTTGCCTAAGGGAGATACGGTGGCAGTAGGGCAGGCAATTGACAAACTTATGACAGCTAAGACTCAAGCTGTTAGAGATAAGCTGAGCCCGTTGTACGAGAACCTTATTAATAAGGCAGACAAGACCGCTGTTATGATGGAGCCCACTGGCGTAAGGAGGGTACATCAGGTGGCTGAGATTATGAAAGTAGGGGACAACTTTGCCTCCTTCCCTGAACTCATGCTGAAGATACGCTCTGAGTGGCAGCCTACTGAAGGACAGGCCTTCAACAAAGGAGCTGAGTACCCTGAGGTGTCCGCTAGGGAAGTGGATAGTCTGAAGAGGGCTATAAACAAGTCCCTTAGGCAGACGAAGGACCCCGACAAGGTACGTATGCTCAACATGATTAAGACAGAGCTACGTGGAAGCATTCAGCAGAACATGCCTGAGTCCTTTGCCAAACCTTACGCAGACCTTGACGCACAGTACTACACTGAACTGGGGGTTCCTATGAACACACAGGGCGTTCGTCAGCTGGACTCTACCCGCTTCGCAGCACAGGCAGGAGAGTACCTCTCGAAGCCTGAGCAGTCCGCCGACTTCTTAAGTTTTGTAGGGGAGTCAGGAATCCCTGTTGTGCGTGACGCGATTATGCTTAAGATGGAGAAGGCTGCTATAAACAAAGATGGGCAGTTAGACGGAGCTAACCTCCAGAGGTTTATCCGTAGGAACGCACGCTCCCTTAAGCAGGTTCCGGGACTGGCCAATGAGCTAGGGGACCTCGGCCGTACTGTTCAGAACCTCTCGGAAACAAGGGCAAGGATGGATGCAGATAACATAGTACGTTCAAAGGAGCTAACAGAAGGCTTCTTGAAAGGGATGCATGGTAAAAAGCTGGAGGGTGTGGTGGTGGAGATACTTAACTCCCCTGCGAACAGTGCCAAGTACATGAGGGACCTTAAGAACTTCACCCCTGAAACAGCTAAGCTCATCAAGCAGGGCGTGAGGGCAGGTATACTTGAGAACGGAATGACCTCTAATGGCAAATCTATGCTGGAGTTTATCCAGTCAAACAAGAACGTTATGGATACATGGTTTGGCAAGACTTACTCGGGTGATGTGAGAGCCCTAGCCCTTGCCTCAGACCAGCTAAACAAACTGGACTTAGACAAAATGCGCTTTGCTGTTGACTACAAAAGCTCTGACGTTCTCTCCGAGAAAGTAGGCATAAGTATGACTCAACTACAGTCTATCGCAAGAGACAGGATAGTAGGGTTAGGTACTAAACTCGCGCTTGTAGGCTCTAAGATAAACACAGCAAGCACAGCCAAGAAGCGTGACTCACAAATGACGGAACTCCTACTTAACCCTGAAGCACTCAAGACAATTAAGGAAGTAGCGGAGAGTAAGAGACTAACAATAACCAACCCTCAGCTAGTGGAGAAACTAGCCACTACTGTACATGGGGCGGTGTCTAAAGGAGTGTATTTTGGAATCTCTGGTGCTGAGCAGGAAGCCGAACGTGCCCAAGAGGAGGATTATGAAAAATGACAGATACAGAATCCGTTATACCTACCTCTTTTATAGGTAGAGTAGGTCACCTCGAGAACCAAGTTGGAGGTATAGCAACCCAGCTTTCCTCCTATGCAGCCACACAGGACGCCATGGGGGCCAAACTAGAAGACGTGGCTAACTCTGTAGCTAAGATTGCGGACCACCTCAACGCCCCTAAGCCACAAACACAGTGGTGGGCGTTAATCGGAGGTGTTATTGCAATTGTAGGTACTATCAATCTATTTGCAACACAGGCCCTGAATAACGCAAAAGAACTCACGGCTGTCCATGTGAGGTACCTTGATGAGAAAAGTACTTCACATGGTAAGCGGATAGCTAGTCTAGACTCCCGCATACGCTCAGTAGAGAACTCCGCCGAGGCTTCCAAGGTTTCACACCAAGCCATAGGTGACTACATTAAAGAACTAGGAGGTAGACCCTGATGTCTATTTTAGAGATAATTATTGCACCGGCCATGAAAGTCCTGGAGAGGTTGATTCCAGATGCTACGGAAAGGGCGGCCGCTGTTCATGAAATTACCACCATGGCAGAGAAGGCCGCACATGAGCAGGTTAAGATGCAGCTAAAAGTCAATGCGGTGGAGGCTGGGCACCAGAATATCTTTGTGTCAGGCTGGCGTCCCTTCATAGGCTGGGTGTGTGGTACCGCCATGGCGTTTAACTTTATTATGTTTCCTTTGGCGGCAGCCGTGTTCTCCCTTACGGTAGCTCCTCTTCCCTTAGAGACTATGCTTCCTGTCTTGCTCGGTATGTTAGGTCTTGGTGGACTACGTACTACTGAGAAGATAAAGGGAATTAAGCATGGGAAATATTAGCAAGCACTTCGACAGAGAGGAGTTTGAATGCTCCTGTGGGTGCGGTTTTGACACCGTTGACGCTGTACTACTAAACGCCTTAGAGGCCATACGGGAGACGTGTGGGCCTGTGAGGGTCACTAGTGGGTGTAGGTGTGCTGACTACAACCAGAGTATAGGTGGGGCTGTGAATAGCCAACATAAAAAAGGGAGAGCAGCCGACATTCAACTGTCAACCACGTCTCCCTCTGAAGTTGCTGAGCTTGCCTCTCAACTAGGTATGTCGGTAGGTTCTTATTCTACGTTTACTCATGTGGACTCAAGAACAGGTGTTCCTAAGCGTTGGTAAGGGTCGCCTCCACTTCGTCAATTAAGGCCTCAACTATATCCCGTAAAGAACCTAGGTCCTTCAGGAACTGTTTGTCCTCCCAGTGATTAATAGAAACAGACCCGTGGTGGCCTAATAACTTCAACTCCCCGTCTGAACCCCAAATCCCCTCTTGACGGGCTT